TTTAAGACCATTTTTAATAGTCCATTTTCTACCATTTTCTTCCCACACATCACCCTCTACACGGTGTTCGTATTTTTTCTTATAACCTACTCCTTCAGTAGTACGGGCACCTGCATCACCTGTGATTAGATTACGTGCGCGTTGTACATCTTTTTTGGTAAATTCTTTTTTTAAAACATTATCATTCATATGGAAACTTTTTATTTAATTTTTCTTTTCTTTTATTACAACCACATCCTTTCCCTGTTTTTTCAGATATAGTATCTACTACTTTTTTAATACCTGTGATTGTTGTGATTTTTTCTACCGTATCTCCCAGTCCTTTGCTTTTTCCTGTAGTACCACTCATCTTCTAAAACCTTTTATTTGTTTTTTATTAGCTATATCTTGCATAGACTTTAATAAAGTTAATCTTTTATTAATTAATCCTTGCATTAATTCAAGAGTTTCTATATCAAACTCTCCATTCACTGCTTTTATAAATTCTTTAGTTTTCATTTTTTAATTGATCTTCCCAGTTTCTAAACATTATGTTACCATTTTCATAAGCTTCACGTTCTAATTTTTCTAGATCACCATCTTCATTTGTATTAGTAGTTTGGATGTTACCTAAAGTACCACTTAAATTTTGATGATGATGAATCATTTCATGTGCAAACGAACGTAATATATCTTTGGGGTGTCTCCCCATTGTGTATAAAACAATTTTCATTTCAGAAGGCATATAGTATGCAGTTCTTCCAAAAATGTTACTTGCATTATCCTCATCATTATCTATAAATTCTAATGAAGGTAATGGTTGGATATTTAAATCTTGATTAGCCATGTATTTTGAAAGCGAATCTGTGTAAGATTGAATACGACCCTCAAAATTCTCATTTAATGGGGTATCTGGGAGGTTATTTTTAATCCACTCCACCCACTTCCTCTTCACATATGCTTCTTCCTCATAAGATATTTCTTCGGCACGTTCTAAGAAAAATTCATCTATAGCTTGTCCTAAGGTAATTTTTTTGGTTTTAGCTTTTTTATTTAACCCTCTTAGAAAAGCAGGAATTTCATAATCAAGAGTAAGATATTTATAAAGGTCAAGCTTATTATCATTTTTGACATTTCCTATTCTAATTCCTTTTTCAAAATTTTCTTGCCCAACATGTTCTAATTCATGACGTAAAGCATCTTTTAGTTCAGCTATTAAATCATTTAAATATTTAGGATAAGAGGATGTTTCATAATTTATTGCTAATTCTATACCATCCTTACCCCCAGCGGCATCTACAAGATAAGGAGAATATTCTAATACCTCAGATTCTACAGGATTTAATTTAAAATCTACAATATATTTTACACCTTTTAAATTTCCTTCTATTTTCTCATCATAACGAGTACCAAAATTATCTTTAAGTCGATTAATTATATAACGAGAATATATTCGGGTTTCACTATCATAAGACCCAGTGTAATTATCTTCAATGGGTTCTGCTTCTTCTAAAGGTAAAACAGGAGTAGAGCTTAAAAAATTCTTTTTACGCATAATAGTTTTAGCAATTGCCTTGTTTGCTAATTTCATAAAAGGAATATTTATGTTAGTTTCTGTATCTTTTACTACTATTTCTCTATATTTTTGGAGGAATTCAATAAATTCTTCTTTTTCATCAGATAATTTATCAAAAAAATCTTCTAATTCTTCAATTGAAATATCTGGGTAATTTCTGGGGTCATTTAGTCTGTCAAAAAAGTGGTTACCTGATAAATCAATTTCTATAGGGGCAAGTTTTTTATCAGCCATATCATCTACGAATTCTACATCACCTTTAGTAATAAAATCAGGTGTGAAGTTGATTCGCTCGGTAATTACATTTGTTAACATATCCCAAATTTCATCTACTTCAGGAATATTTGGAATAAATGAAATAAATGTTTCTTTATCTCCTTTTAATAATGCTTGTCTAGCTTTGGTACCACTAACTGCTCCTGTTGTTATAATTTCTTTAACTTTTACGTTTTGGTAAGCAAGTTTTCGAAGTGATCTCGTACGTTTTTCTATATCTTGAAAATCTTCTTCATTTCCTTCTCGAGCACCAACAAACCAATAAATTTCTTTATCAGGGTTTTTTCTAGCATAGGAGTATATAGCAGCAATGGGGGCTTTATTTTTAGGGGAAGCCATTATTTGTACTTTACTAGGAAGGGATTTTTTATATATGTTCCAAATAGCAAGTGATTCTTCTTGACTAATTGAATTTCTAGTTCCACTGCCTACTAATACAATTAGAGCATCCATTTCAGGATTTTCTTGTAAAGCACGTTTTACTACTTCTAAATGACCTAATGTGGGTGGTTTAAAACCCCCACCAAACATGCCAATTATTTTTTTCTTAGATGATTTATCTTCACCTATAATACCTTCTACTAATGCCTTAACTAAATCGTTCATGCTAAAAAAGATTTTAATTTAGATTGAGCTTCTTCAGCTGATACAGAAGTATTTATAATATCCTTTACTCCTTCATCGCTTAGTAATACTTTTATTTCTTCGGCATCTTTAGCCTTTTTAGCATCTGATTTTGCTTGTTGAGAAGGGGTTTTAGGTTTAGTACCTTTGGGATCAAAAGGTGTAAGATATTTAGTTATTATATCTTCTAAATCAGTTAACTTTTCATCTCCTAAAGTATTAGCAACAGATACAAAGTTATTACCAAATAATTCTTTGTAAGGAGAATGGTTTTGAGTTACACTCTTCCATGTTTTCATTACGATAGCCGGTGCTAAACTTCTATCTTTTCCTCCTGATTTTTCGAATCTATCTTGGTTTTGGCTAAGAGAACGTTCTAAATCTGTGTATACATAAAGCATAAACACTTCATATCCTGCTTCCTCTAATTCAGTTTTTAATTTTGCTGTTTGGTTATATGAAGCTCCTGTACCATCTAAAATAAATGATTCTTTTCCTTCAATAGTAGACGCTACATCTTGTTTGAAATCTTTGACTGCGGAAGCCATTGCTACAGCTCCTTTACTTCTTTCTTCAGGTGTTGAGTTTTTTAAATCTAAACTAACATTAGATTGTTTTAAATTAGCAATGTATTGATCATCTACATTCATTATTTTTAGACCTCCTAAGTCTAAACCTCTTAAAATATACCCTTTTCCAGCTCCAGGAGCACCCGCTAGTATGATAGCTTTAGGTTTACCTTGTATTTCTTGTAAGATATCGTATAATTTCACAGTAAAATGTTTACCATAAATATTACGAATCTCTTTTAGCTGTAGTCCTAAATTCTGTGAATGCAGGTTTGTGTTTTGGATTTTCAATATCAAATAAAGTACGAACTGCTCTATAGATATTTAAATTATCTTCTTGAGAACGTTTTGATTCATACATTTCCCATCCTTTACCTTGCATAGCACCTTTTTTAGGACCTCGCTTGGAAGATTTTAGCCATAAAACACCAGAGCGATTTACTTTTTTACCATAACATTCCTCAAAGCATTGAGAATATATAGCTGTTTGTAAATCATAAGTTGTTTGTAAATGATTGGATGTTTTAAAATCTATAACCCATAATTCACCATTAATTTCACAAACCATATCACAAGTTCCTGCAATTTTAAGTTCATCAGAAAATAAATGAACCTCAGCCTCAATTAATGTTGGTTTATATTCTTCCCAAAAATCAACAAATCGTAAAAACATTTGCCAAACAAGTGTAGGGTACATAGGAACTCCATACTCTAAAAATTTTAATTCTTTACCATTAAGGTAATCTTCAATCATTTCATGTACCTGAGTACCTTCAGACGAAGCTTTTTTTACAATATGTTCTGAAGCATAACCCACTTTCTTAAGCCAATCCTCAAAAAATTTACCTTTGGGGTAATGACTCAATACGTAAGTTACAGAAGGGTAATATTCACCATTTCGTTGATAATATCTTCCATCTGGGAGGGTTATTTGTTTATGGTCATCGGAAATTTCCAAAATACGACCATAATGTTTTTTTAAAGTACTCATATAAATAATTTTCTACTCAAAAGCCCAGATAAAGTTAATGGAACAGACTTTTGAATAAGTTCAGTAAAACGTTTAAATCCCAACTCCCCAGGGTCTTTATCGTCCATTTCAATTAAATGAACCTCTTTCCCTTCATTCATAAACATTTCACAAAATTTTAAAGCAGATTTTATAGCGTCACTATCTAAAGCAATATATATTTTTTCAACCTTAGATGATACTATTTTTTTCATTAAACTAGATTGAATATTTTTTCCTAACAGCGGGATAGCATTCCTTTTGATGGCTATGGCGTCAAATGGTCCCTCACACAATACCAACGGGCTACTCCAGTTTATAAACATTTCAAACGGCACTATATCACGCGATACTGATGGGTTTTTATATTTGCGGAAAGGTTCTTTTTCAAAACTTCTAGCTGTAAAGTAATTTAAGGTACCATTAGCATCATATGAAGGGATAATAATCATGTTTTGATATTCTCCACCCTCACAATATCCCATATTATATTTAATCATATCTTCCATTGAAACGTCTCGTTTTTTTAAATATGCTAAGGCATGACGAGACATTAGGCTGGTAGGTTTGTCTATAAATCTAGTAAATTCTGGGGGAAGTGATAAATCATGTTTTACTATTGTTTCCTCAACAAATGATCCCTGGGGGATTAATTTTTTGGCTTCGGCTATTTTATCATATGCCTCTGCTTTTTTAAGTAAATTAGGTATAGTTTTACCTCTAGTATTACATACCCAACAATGCCAAGGATTATGACCCTTTTTATTCTCCGTAAAATTAACTTCTAATTTGGGTTTCTGATGTTTACAGAAAGGACAGTGGTAAGCATAATTACCTCTGGATGTGGTTTTTCCTCTCCCTAAAACAGAATCAACTAGAGTTACTAGTAAGTGATTTACCATGAGCGTGAATATACGCTGAGGGATTTAAATATCCAAGTCTACTGGTAGATGAAAGTTAATCCCTTAATGTAATCTTTATCACCTTTTACAATCTGGCAGATTTGTCCTTTAGATACGTCTAATGCCTCGGAAGCTTCATTTATAGATTTAAATGTAATATCCAAAGTAGTACACCTAATAGCTTTAGTTCCTTTACCTATTTTACCTGCTGTGATTTTTTTACCTATTTCATCTTTCTTTTCAGCCCAAACAGCTTTCATCATTTTAGATACACCATCTCTATGACTTTGAGTTCTAGTGTAGGATAATCCACTTCCATTTTCAATGAGGAATTGGCTATGTTCGGGGCGTTTTTTCCCACTCCATTGAGGTTTAGAACCATTTTTAATATTTAAACCCTCATCTATGCTATTAAATTCCCTAATCCAAAATACTTCTCTAATTTCTAAATCATTCTTATCACATTCTTCTAAAACTTCGAATGTATGGGAAGATGGAGAATATTTAGTAAGTGAGTAGTATAGTTTTTTTGAATCTTTACAACACTGAATCTTATTATACTCCGTAAATCTTCTGGGTATATCAATAGATTGTCCTATATAAATTTTACCCTTGGGGTTGGTTATTTTGTATATCCCTGTCATCGGGGATAAATATACAAAACTTACCTAGAATATCAAATCTTTGGTAAAGAACTTACCTAAAATTGAATCGTTATAATATATTTCGGGATTCTCCAACACTTCTAGCTGGAATAGATATTTGGTTTCTAAGTATGTAAGGTGTTTTTTATTAAAACCTATTTCGATAATTTGTTTTTTCAAATTTTCTAGCGTAACTTCACCTTTAGTTATTTGGTCCTTTAGATGTTTATTTGAACCATAATATTTCTTCCAATCGCTTTCTTTACTCTCAATCACAAACGATTTTTTCCTCCCTCGACCAGATTGTTCTGCTAATTCGACCTTAGTGAGTTTTCGTTTTCGATTGTGATACAACGCTTTTTTACCAACATACTTTTTACCCTCGGGGGTAATTACTATATAAACAAACCCGAATGCTCCAAGAGGAAATTCTGATATGTCTGTAATTTTTTTTTCATTATATAACCAATTCATTTAATTTATATTTTAAACTGAAACTTTTTCTATTCCTAGAGAAATTAATCCATGACTTAACTCTCCAGAAGATGCATACCAAAAGGAAAGTACCCCTGCAGCTCTTTGCCCGTTGGATAATTCTATATCATCCCCATCTGGGCTTTTTGTTCTAACTACCATTGCGGGGTCTGTATTAGCTGCAATTTTTAAGTATGATAAATATGTGTTAGCATTAGAACTTTGATAATTAGCAACTCTTACTAAAATTTGATCTCCTGGGTTGATCAATGTATAATCAGGATTTTTTAAAATAAAATTTTTAACATCATTCCCAACATTTGTATTATTTATAATATATAATATATTGTACCCTGGGTTTAAAGTATGTACATAATTACTTGCTGTAACAACCAAATCAACCGCAAAACCTTCAGAAATAGTTCCACTGAATTCCCCTGTACTTCCTGGAACTATATCAAGTGTAGTATAATTAGATTCTACAGTAACATTAGAAATTGTAAATCCACCCAAATCAAATAAATATCCTACAACATCAAATTCACCCCCATCTATATAATTTTGCCACTGCCAAGATACATCCGTTCCATCTGTAATATTATGAAAAATTTTACATTGGGTAGGCTGACCACCTCCACCATTAAAAGTAATATCTCCATCTGCAGTAGGATT